GTCGAGTTTGCTCGGCTTTTTGGCCTCAATCTGGATTGGCGCATCAGCTTGTACTGCCACAGCCGACCCGACCTGCTCCCCGTCCTCGTCGATCCAGCCCGGCAGCATGACCGACTGCAAAACCATGTATTCCGGCGCTGACATTTCGGCATCCTTGCACTTGCGCTGCACGATCTGGATCGGCTCACCGTCGCATGTGCCGGGGATGATGCTGATCTCGTTGTCCAGCGCCGCGCGCCATGCGCTAGATCCTCGCGCACGGTGTTTAGCCTCATCGTTGTTGCCGGTGTGGTGTACCAGCACCACCGCACAGCCGAACTCAGCGATAAGCCGTGCGCAAGCGTCCAGCATGGTCTTGGCGTCCTGGGCGCTGTTCTCATCGCCGAAAAGAAAGCGGTGTAGCGTATCTACAACAATGCAGCGCGGCGGTGTTGGCAGGCTGCGGATGTGCTCGACGACACGCTGGTAACCTTCTGTTGTATTTAAGTCGCACCCATCCTTGGAAAGCCACATTTCCAACTCGTTTACTTTGTTGTGTAGCTTCCACGCTGCAATCCGACCGCGTAGGCCGTGATGGCCTTCGCCAGCCAAATAAACCACGCCACCGCCTTTGACTGGCTTGCCGTGCCACTCTCCACCACCTGCGGCGATGCGCAACACCCAATCGAGCACGGCGAATGTCTTGCCGCCGCCGCTCGGGCCGTGAACCATAATCAGCGCCTCAGCTTGCAGCCAGCCTTTGACCAGCCAGCGTATTGGCGCGGGCTGTTTGCAAAAGTCATCCGCCGGAATCAGCCAAACGCCAGCATCTTGTGGCTTGAGCAGCGCCAGCAAGTCCCCGCCAGCCTGGGCGTAGTCGTTGGCATCCATGCCCTCCTCTGGCGGCATGACCACCCGCGCGCCATGCTTTGCACTGGCCTGGTCGGCGTACTTTTGGCCAGTTCCTGACTTGTCGTTATCCGCGACGATGATTAAGGTCTGCCCGACCCCGAAATGCTCGCGTATTGCGCCGGTTACTGGTACTAGATTGCTGGCGCTGTAGGCCACCACGCACGGGCGACCTGTTACTTGGTGGATCGTGGCGGCGGTCGCGAAGCCCTCGGCAATGTAGATTTCGCCTGGTTGGTCGGTCGTGCCGATCATCCAGAAATTCCCGCCCGTTTGGCCCCCTGCGTGGTACAGCTTGCCGCCGTCGTGGGCGATGTATTGGAGTGATTGCAGCTCGCCGTCGGCGCTGTAAAGCGGCACAACGAGCCGACCGTCACCCGTCACCCTTGCCCCGTGCGGCTGGATGCCCTTTCTCGCCAGATACGGATGCTCAGGGCTAGCGGGCTGCGATGTAGTCCAGATTTTAGCGACTACATCTGCCGCGATTTCGTGCTGTTTAGCAAGCTCGGCATCCCTTGCAGCCTTGGCCTCGGCCATGCGCTGGGCGTGGGCCATATCTTCGGCAGCCGTGAACGGGCGGCCAATATCGGCACGCCATGCGGTTTCGATTCCTGCACGCCAGCAGCCGAAACGCCCCGCCGGCACGCCATCAGGGAAAACCACATACCATCCCGGCTTGTCGCCACCCTTTCCGCCTGATCCTTTTGTGCCAGACCGGAAGCGATGAATGCGCCCATCCATGTGGATCTGGTCGGGCGGCTCAAGGCCTGCGCTTTTCATGGCTTCAATCAGTTGACATTCTGGTGGGGCTTTTACGTCAATCGGCGGAGTCCATGGGCCGCCAAGTATGCTGACAAGAGAGGCCATTAAGCGTTTTCCTTTTCCGCTTTGAGTTGTCCATCGGTGCGCACTTCAAGTTCGTACTGCCTAGCCATTGGCGGGCGCTCGCCCCAGGTGTAAACAACTTGCGGCCAAATGCCTAGAAAATCGGCCAATTTCTTCGTACTGCCGAAAAAATCAATTGCTTCTTGTGTTGTCATTTTGCCACCTTTCGGGTTGTTGTTTTCCGGTTGGGCTTGCAATGTAACCCGGAAGCCGTTAAAGTGGCAACCACTGCGCAACCGGATAGGCCGAAAGCGCAACACCAGGAGTTATCAAATGGCGATTAGTGTAAAACGCACGTCAGACGTGCACGCCGATGGCGTCAAGATCCTTGTTTATGGGCAAGCTGGCGCAGGTAAGACCTCGCTGATTCCCACCCTGCCCAGCCCGATCGTACTCAGCGCCGAAGGTGGCTTGCTGTCGATTGCTGGCGCGAATGTGCCGTATATCGAGATCACCAGCGCGGTGGACTTGATGGAGGCTTATCAATGGCTGACCGAATCGGCGGAGGCGATCCAGTTTCAGTCTGTGGCGCTGGATTCAATCAGCGAGATTGCCGAGGTGGTCTTGAACGCCGAAAAGAAAGCCACCAAAGACCCGCGCCAGGCTTACGGGGCTATGCAAGAGCAGATGAGCGACATCGTCCGCGCCTTCCGCGACCTGCCGGGGCGGAACGTATTTTTCTCGGCCAAGCTCGAAAAGAGTCAGGATGAAATGGGGCGCATCCTTTACGCGCCATCCATGCCGGGAAACAAATCCGGGCAATCGCTTCCTTACTTTTTTGACGAGGTGCTGGCTTTGCGCGTGGAAAAGGACGGCGAAGGCAACACCCAGCGCGCACTGATGTGCGACTCGGATGGCTTGTGGGCGGCCAAAGACCGCAGCGGCAAGCTGGCCACATGGGAAGCGCCAGACCTTGGCGCGATCATCGCAAAGATTGGAGGCAGGGAATGATTACGACCAAACTGGATGCACTGGCCACAGCTTGGACTGCGGCCAAAGAAGCGGAGCGAGCAGCGGTCGAAAACCGGCGCGAGCTGGAGGACCAAATGCGCGAGCTGGTCGGCTTCGCTGAAACCACCGAAGGCACAGCAACCACCGACGCCGGGCAGTACCGCATCAAAATCACCGGGCGCATTGACCGAAAGGTTGATGCTGAACTGGTGCAAGAGCTGGCAGCAGAAAACGGCCTGACCGAACACCTTGGCGCGCTTTTCCGCTGGAAGCCTGAATTGAACTTGTCGGCGTGGAAGTCCGCCGACGAGAGCATCACCCGCGCGTTGTCTGGCGCGATTACGGCCAAACCTGGCCGCCCATCTTTTTCGATCACCATCAAGGAGTAACAAAAATGGCTTTTCTTGGCGAATCTTTCAACACCGACGACCTGCCCACCTCTGACCGCAGTTTTGACCCGCTGCCCGAAGGTTGGTATCAGGCCACTATCACCGGCGCGGAACTGGCCAACACCAAAGCCGGCACTGGCCAATATATCAAGATCAAGTACAGCATCACCGGCCCGACCCATGCAGGGCGCGTGGTGTTTGGCAACCTGAACATCCGAAACCAGAACCCGCAAGCCGAAAGCATCGGACGCCAGCAGTTGGGCGAGCTGATGCGCGCGATTGGCCTTCCGCGCGTGGAAGATACCGACCAACTGATTGGCGGCTCTCTGTCCATCAAGCTCACCGTGAAAGCTGCCGACGGCCAGTATGATGCCAGCAACGAGGTCAAGGGCTTCAAGGCTGCCAGCGGCTCGCCAGCCCCGCAAGCATTCGGGCAATCGCAAGCAGCGCCAGCCGCGCAACAAACCGCCAAAGCCGCCCCGCCTTGGGCAAAGAAGTAAAACAGCAAAGACCATGCCAAGCCTTCGGGCTTGGCAGTTTGAAAGGTGCGAGAAATGAAAATCCCCGAACCAAATAACAGTATTGCCGCGCTTATAGATAAGAGCCACGAAGCAAGACAAGAAAACCCCAGGGCCCACTTAGGGGTGTCTTTGCTTGGCCATCCTTGTGATAGGTATTTGTGGTTGGTTTTCAGGTATGCGGTAATCGAGAAATTCCCCGGTCGCATTCTGCGCCTTTTCCGGCGCGGCCATCGCGAGGAGTTGACCATTGTGGAAGACCTGCGCGCGATTGGCATCACCATCACCCACACAGGTGCAGACCAATCCCGCGTGGAGTTTGGCGCGCATGTGGCTGGCTCGATTGATGGCGTGATCGAATCCGGCGTGCCGGAAGCACCGCGCAAGCGCCATATTGCCGAGTTTAAGACCCACAGTAAAAAGTCATTTGATGAGCTGGAAAAGCTAGGCGTGGAAAAAGCCAAGCCGCTGCACTTTGTGCAAATGCAGCTTTACATGCTGGGCACTGGCATCGACCGCGCCTTATATGTCGCGGTTTGCAAGGACGACGACCGACTCTATACCGAGCGCGTGCGATTAGACGAGGTGATCGCTCGCAAATACTTGGAGC